GGAGCCCAAGGACCGCAAGGTCCACAAGGAGATACTGGTCAACAAGGACCACAAGGACCACAAGGACCACAAGGAGCTGGAGCCCAAGGACCACAAGGTCCACAAGGAGTCCAAGGACCGCAAGGACCACAGGGTGCAGGTGCACAAGGACCACAAGGTCCACAAGGAGATACTGGTCAACAAGGTCCACAAGGACCGCAAGGACCACAAGGAGCTGGAGCCCAAGGTCCACAAGGTCCACAAGGAGATACTGGTCAACAGGGACCTCAAGGACCTCAGGGACCACAAGGAGCTGGAGCCCAAGGTCCACAAGGACCACAAGGAGTTCAAGGTCCACAGGGACCACAAGGTGCAGGTGCACAAGGGCCACAAGGACCACAAGGTCAGCAAGGTCCACAAGGACCACAAGGACCACAAGGTACTGGGGCTCAAGGGCCACAAGGTCCACAAGGTCAACAAGGTCCACAAGGACCTCAGGGACCACAAGGAACTGGAGCACAAGGTCCACAGGGACCACAAGGTAGTACTGGACAACAAGGCCCACAGGGACCACAAGGTCCACAAGGTACAGGTGCACAAGGTCCACAGGGACCACAAGGTAGTACTGGACAACAAGGCCCGCAAGGACCACAAGGTCCACAAGGTACAGGTGCACAAGGACCACAAGGTCCACAAGGTGGTACCGGTCAACAAGGACCACAAGGACCACAAGGTCCACAAGGTAGTACTGGTCAACAAGGACCACAAGGTCCACAAGGAGCTACCGGTGCCCAAGGACCACAAGGAGCTGGGGCTCAAGGGCCACAAGGACCACAAGGTAGTACTGGGCAACAAGGACCACAAGGTCCACAAGGTCCACAAGGTAGTACTGGTCAACAAGGACCACAAGGTCCACAAGGTAGTACTGGTCAACAAGGACCACAAGGTCCACAAGGTCCACAAGGTAGTACTGGGCAACAAGGACCTCAAGGACCGCAAGGTAGTACTGGTCAACAAGGACCACAAGGACCTCAAGGTGCAGGAGCACAAGGACCACAAGGACCACAAGGACCACAAGGTGCAACAGGTCAACAAGGACCACAAGGTGCAGGAGCACAAGGACCACAAGGACCACAAGGTAGTACTGGTCAACAAGGTCCACAAGGACCTCAAGGTACAGGGGCTCAAGGACCACAAGGACCACAAGGGCCACAAGGTATAACTGGAGCACAAGGTCCACAAGGACCTCAGGGTGCTGTAGGGCAACAAGGACCTCAAGGTCCAACAGGTCAACAAGGCCCACAAGGACCACAGGGTTCAACAGGTCAACAAGGACCACAAGGACCACAAGGTAGTACTGGCCAACAAGGACCACAAGGACCACAAGGTATAACTGGAGCACAGGGGCCACAAGGACCACAAGGTGCAACAGGCCAACAAGGACCACAAGGACCGACAGGTCAACAAGGACCACAGGGTCCACAAGGTAGTCAGGGTAACACAGGACCACAAGGACCACAAGGACCACAAGGTGGACAAGGAAATACTGGACCACAAGGACCACAAGGACCACAAGGTAGTCAGGGTAACACAGGACCACAAGGACCACAAGGACCAACTGGACAACAGGGACCACAAGGACCACAAGGACCTCAAGGACCAAATAATGCTTTAGATGCAACCTTATTAATAGGTAATACTACAGGTGGAACTAATATAGCAGTTTCTGCTGGTGATGATATAACTTTTACTTCTACGAGTAAAGTAACAACAAGTGGTGGAGGCGGTGTTGCAGCTAACATATATCCGCAAGCGTATTTTAGTGATGGTACTAAAATACTTCTACAAGATCTAATGGGTAACACTACAGTTAATACAGGAGCCACAGTGGAAATTGGTTATCCTTTAGGTAATTATTGTAATATGGCTGGTGCGAATGCTACTACAACATATGCATTTACTAATAATGCTGCCGGTACAGCAATAGTTGGAGGATTTGGAAGAATACTTATCAATACTGCATCTCAACCATCTGTTACTGGTGCAACTTTAATTAAAGGTGATACATGGTTACTAAATACTGATATGTATATGACTATTCAATTTAATGGTAATGCAACTCAATATTGGTTTGAACAAATAGCACCTTAATAATAATTATTTTCTATGAGAAAGATAATTTCAGGTAGAAGACCAACTGGTGCAGCCTTTAAATTTAGGGTTGACCTTTCTAAGTCATCATCAGGAAGTAGTAGTAATACAAGAATGATATTGCCTTTTAATACAAGTTCTCCAGCAAGTGGTGGAGCGATGTCCATGTCTATAGATTGGGGTGATGGTAGTACTACAGAATTAAATAGTGCGAATTTTAATATAGCAAGACTTCATATTTATTCAAGTACAGGTACTTATTTAATACAAATTAGAGGAGCTATTAGAGGTTGGGAATTTGGTGTAATGAGCTCAGGTAGTGATGATGCTGTAAAAGTTATATCTATTGAAGAATGGGGAGATTTTATATTCAGTGAAAACAGAGCATTTTCAGGTTGTAGTGAACTTGTACAAATAATTTGTCCAGATTTACCTTATTTTGAATTGAATGACGCAGGCTTTAATACGTTTACTGGTTGCGTAGCATTAGAAAGAATTAATAGAATAGCTGAGTGGAATGTTACGACCCTTAATACAGGTTATTCAATGTTTTTTAATTGCCAGAAATTGCAATATGGAGATTTGTCTACTGGGGCAATTAATCTTTCTAGTTGGGATGTAAGTAACTTTATTAGCACGGCTTATATGTTTTTTAATTGCCAGCAATTGAATGCAAAAATGTTTACATTAACTAATTCCACTAATAGTATTGAGGCTATGTTTTTGGGTTGTGATGAGTTTAATAATGGAGGAACTTTTAGTATAGAAAGCTGGGATACATCTAATGTAACTACAATGCTTCAAACTTTTAGTAGGGCTTATAAATTTGATAGAGACATTAGTTCTTGGGATACATCAAGTGTAACTAATATGAGTAGTCTGTTTAATGGAATGAATGATCCAATGGCATTTAATCAACCGATTGGTAGTTGGGATACATCGAATGTAACTAATATGAATGGAATAATGAGAAATTGTAATAACTTGGATCAAGATTTAAGTAACTGGGATTTAACTGCTGTAAATACTAATCAAGGTGGAAGTCAAGTACCACTATGTACCTCTATATCAAATAGCTTTACATTTCCTATGGTATTAAGTACAGCTAATTATGATGCATTACTTATTGCCTTAGATACAGTTACATACCCTTCTTTGCCAACTTCAACTATAGGATTTGGTTTAAGTAAATATTCGGCTTCACCATCAGCAGCCGCTACAGCAAGAGCATCTTTAGTAACTAAGTTTGGTGGTATAGAAGATGGAGGACCAATATAAATAATAAAATATGGCAGCAACAGATATTATACCATTAAGAGATGATTATATAGTAGTTTATACTGATTCTAAAAAAGCTACATATTTATTTTCAGCATTTGGAAATCCAAAATCATATATAACTATAAACGATGGTTTAGCTTTTAATAGTTATGCTACTTTAGAAACTTATAATGCAGAGATGGTTAGCTTAGGGCAGCCTACGTTGGCTGTTGATCCATTTGGATTCCAGCCAGAGTCAGGAGAATAAAAATAAAAAGGATGAGAAAAATAATTTCAGGTAGAAGACCTAGTGGTAGAGGCCCATTTAAGATGGAAATTGATACTACAAAAACTGGTCCTAAAACTTCAGCAAATAATCAATTTGTTTTTCCTATTTATAATGGTACAGATTATTTTTGATATGTTATAAATTTTCAAATTAGTTGGGGAGACGGTACTACATCTGATGTTGATTCTACTAATTACCTTACTGCATGTACTCATACTTATTCTTCATCTGGTGTTTATACTGTATCTGCTGAAGGTAATATAGCAGGATTTAATTTTTGGGGCCTTTCTTATAGTGGTGGTGTTGCAGGTAGAGGTGATGCTGCAAAGGTTATAAAAATTCTTCAGTGGGGTGATTTAAATATTACTGGTGGTGCTAATGTAAGTGGTGTTATTGGTCGTGGTCAAGTATTTAGAGGCTGTACCAATTTATCAGCTATAGAAGCTACTGATACACCAACCTTTAATTTTTTACCAGGGTTTGGGCCTAATAGTTTTGGACAAGTAATATATGGTACTTATGGATTTTTAACGGAAGCTACTAACTTAGTAAGAATAAGTAAGCTTGCTGATTGGAATGTAGGTATGACAAAAAGCTTACATGGTTTCTTTAATGGTTGCAATAATTTATTGTATGGTGATATGGCCACCGGTGGAATGGACTTTCAGAATTGGGATGTGAGTAGAGTTAATACATTTTACACAATGTTTCGAAATGTGACAAAGGCTAATTTTAAAATGTGGAGTAGTTTTGGTACAGCAGCAACAGTTCTTTCAGTTAATTGTTTTGCTATGTTTGATGGAGCTGCTAATTTTAATAATGCATCTTCCTCAACCATTGATAATTGGGGTTCAGATTTTGGTAAAGTTACAAATTGTAATAGTATGTTTAAAGGAGCTAGACTTTTTAATAGAGACATTAGTGGGTGGGATACATCAAACGTAACAAACATGAGTCAAATGTTTTCTGCAACTGTAGCAGTTCAACCTACGATATTTAATCAACCTATTGGAGCATGGGATACCTCAAGTGTAATTGATATGAGAGGAATGTTTACTGCTGCTGATTCATTTGATCAAAATTTAAGTAATTGGGATGTAAGTGCATGGTCTCAAGGTAGTTTTGGATTTCCACCATTAACACAATCAACAGGTAACTTTAAACTATCTACGGCCAATTACGATGCTTTATTAATTGCATGGGATAATTACACTTACCCTAGTTGGCCAGGTGTTAGGGTTGTAGATTTTGGGGATAGTCAATATTCTTTAACATCACCAGGTAATTCGGTAATCAATGCTCGTAATTCATTAATAACTAAATGGGGCGCCATCAATGACGGAGGCGGCGTATAAAATAAAAAATAGTAATGGCAACATTTGAACCTTCAGTAAATTCATATTATATTATATACACAAATGATGTTAAAAATACATTTAGTAATTATGTTTGTGCAGGACCTATGGGCGGGGGCTTAAGTACAAGAACTCTTGAAATAAATGTTAATGCCGCATTAATAAATACTTACACATCTTTTGCAGCATTTAATAATGAACTATCTACTCTTAAAGTTGGAACGCTAACAAATGATCCTTTTCTTATAAGTAGTTATAATTCTACTGTAAGTACAGATGATGATGGGAATGAAGAATCTAACTTTTAAACTATTTACTTTTTTCAGGTATAATAATAAATAGACAATAATGCAAAAAAATAAAACAGAAGATCTTTCGAAAACCGAGGTTATAGAAAAGACTTATTATCAATGGATTAAAGGAGACGATTCAGGATTGGTTGTTACTATTAAAGAAGAGGATGATCAATGGATTCATTTTAACGAAGGTGGTAGATTATCTAAAGATTTAAAATCCGAATACATACAACAATTAGATTCAGATATTGCTGGTGAATTTGTAAAAACCGAATCATCAGGTATAGATCCTTTAAATGTTAGCGCAACTCCGAAAAGTAAAAATGAAAATGTTAACATTCCTCAGATAGATACACCATCTCCTATTAGAGTTTTATTTAATAAACAAAAGAAAAATAATAAAGTAAAGCTTCTTTTAGAATTTCCAATAAACATTCCTCAAAAAGATGTTTATGAATTAATGAGTACTTCTTTTGATAAGAATGAAGTTAATGATGTATTACAGTCATTTATTTTAGATCAATTATCTGAAGATGAAATATTAAGCTGTTTACATAACAGTGTACAATCATTAATTGAGAGCAAGTACAAAGGAGAATAGCACACTTTATAACTAGTAATATATAATAAAATTAATCATATGAGCGAAACTGCAAACCAAACTTCAACAATGCCTAATCGTCAACAGAGAAGAGGGGCAATGAAATACCAAGGAATTCTTAAAATGAAAAATAAACTTCCATTTAAAGAATGGTTAGAAATATGTAAACAGACTCGAGAAAAAGGCCAGGAAATTCACCAAGCAAATGTAGAAGCTGCTGATAAGGCAATCTATGCTAAGTATGAAGAAATAGAAAATAGCAAAATAGCAGAGTGGAAAGAAGAAGGTTATACTAAAAGTGAAATTGAAAAATTAAGAGAAGCCTATGCTTCCATTATGATTAAAGATAAAGAAAACTGGCATAAAGATAAAAAGGTAGCCAGAAAAACTATTAAAGACCTAAGAACAAAATTATATAAAAGAAAATCCTAAATGATTAAGATAATTTTAGAACCTGCCAGAAATGGTGTAATTAAAAAAGTCGTTGATGATAATCATGGCGGAGGTAGAGAGCATTTTACCTCAACAGATGTTTATGAATCGGCAGAAGGTGATAAAAATAAACTTAATTATATAAAAAGATTCTTTTTTGATTTATGTGATGATTTAGGTTTAGATGTTGGTAGTAAATTTAATTCCGAAGTTTTAAATATTAAAACAGATTGGGGTACTCACTATGAACCTACTAAAAAAGACATTGATCAAAAAATAAAGAAACTTAAGAGTGAGCTTGAGTTATTAGAAGAATGGAAGAACATATAGAATTTAACTTTATATACTCCAATGATGCATTACGTGTTAAAACATTTTTAGGAAATGTTCCTAGAAGTATTGAGTGTATAAATTATATGGATATTTTCAATAAACTCACCAAGAATGATTTTTATCAATACGAACCATCTGATGCAGTAGTCTCTTCATATTTAATGAGACAGTTACAAAATGCAATAGGTCGTAATACCTCAACTACTATCTTTTATGTTTTAGGTAGTTTGACAACTGAGACTGTTGGTGGGATAAAAGAATACGTATCCACATTATCAAACAAACCTATTACATATAAAATTTATCATTCACCTGATATTATAGTCAACGGTACTGCTGAGTTATTCGATGACATAATAGAGTTTGAATGAAAGCCCATAGAATATTCGACAAAGGACAAATAGTATATTGTTTATTAGCATCACATACTAACCCAAACATTTTATTACCAGTTAAAGGTAAGATCTTAGATTCCAAGTGGGATCCAGTTAATCCTTTATATCAAATTAGGATTATTAAGTTTTATGATAATATGAAATTCATAAAGCAACATTTTTTTGATATGAATTTTAGGCATGTGTTTGAAAACCGAGCTAGAAAAATGATTCTTAAAGCAAAGGATTATAAAACCGTTAGATCATTAGAAGAAAGACTAAATGAAAAAGATAGAGAAAGATTTTATGTTGTAGTAGAATCAGTTATGTGTACTAAAACTAAAGTTAGTTTATCTAAGCTTTTTGAAAAGGTTCAGTTTTACATGATTTCTAAAAACCTAAAAGAAATAAAAGAAATTTCTGCAAGACCATTTTTTAAAGGTCCACTCTCTTTAGATAGTGTTAAAGAATTTGATGCTAGATTTAAGAAAGGATTTTATGATAAGTTTATGATGAGTGATATTGACATTGACAAATATCTAAATAGCTTAAGTTAAATATATAATAAAAATACTCTTTTTTAGAATATGAAATTCAGTGATAGAATACGAGATCTCAATGATGCAATGTTTCCAACTATTGATAAAAACAATCCTAATGTAATAGGGGCGTTTGGTGGAGAATCTGTTGGATTTGCTAGAGGAGTTGCAGAACAATATTCTTCTGGGTTTTATCAAAACACAGCCCCTGCTGATGCATTTACTGTCCCTACAGCTATGGCTGGTAAAGATTTACCTAAATCTATTGGTAACTCATATGCATTATTTAACTTTCAAGGTTTTAGTGGCGGGTTAGAAAATACAGCTTCTGCTAATTATATTGATAGCGATGGAAATCCTCTTATGGGAGGTAAAGATGCACATAGTGTTTCAATACCAAAAATTATAAATTTCTTTGATACTCACTATAAAAAAATAAATTATAAACCTGCAGATTTTTTATATTCTAAATATTACAAAAAAATTCCAGTTAATCATTTAGTTACTTTAAGAAGATTTCCAACTCCTATTCCAGATAACATTTATGATTTAAAAGAAGCACAAGCAGCTAAGAAAGAAGGTGAAAAACCAAAAAAGATAGGTGAGACTATTTATACTGCAGGTGTTACTGCTGTTACTTATTTAGGAGAAACTGCTGGTAATACATTAGAAGATATATTAACAATGTCTTTTGGTACTAATTGGAAAGAAATTGAATCTGAAATGGAAGCCATAGCTTCTAATGATGGTGGATATACTTCACAGCCGTTTTACAGTAAGATAGGTGGAATTGGTAGAGCAACGACAGATGCTTTAGCAGGAGTTACGTCTGGTGAAAAATTTAGAAAAGGAATAAATTCAACAGATGATAAATTAGGTACTACTTATGCTAATTTTGTATTAGGGCCAGTGAATGTAGTAAACAAAACTAATATTAGAGATAGAGGATTAAAGTTTCAAAATGATATGAAGCTTAAATTTGAATATGAACTTAAATCATTAAGTTATGTTAATCCTAAAGTTGCTATGATTGATATTATGAGTAACATGTTAACTATGACAACTAATAATGCTCAATTCTTTGGTGGAGGCCATAGGTATTATGGATCTGCTGGTGCTGTTGCAAATCAATTTGGAGATATTAATAAATTAAAAGGTGGAGATTTCTCAGGATATATGGGGAGTGTAGTTCAAGATGTTGAGACAGGTTTTAGTAATTTATTTGGAACAGGTGATGGTGGATTTGATGCTAATAGTATAGTAGATGGATTAAAGAAAGTTGGAACTACTATGTTAGGAAATGTATTAGGTGGATTCTTAAGTGGAAATGTAGGTGCTGTTAGTGGTACACAAGCTACAAAAACTTTTATTAGCGGGGAGCCTACTGGTAATTGGCATGTGACTGTAGGTAATCCATTAAATCCTATTGTTATGATGGGTAATATGATATGTGATAATGCTACAATGACACTAGGGGCAGGTTTAGGTTATGATGATTTTCCTATGGAGGTATCTTTTGAGTTAGATATTAAACATGGTAAGCCTAGAGATAAAGGTGATATTGAAAATATGTTTAATGCAGGTCGTGGTAGAATATATGCTTCTGCTCAAAATGTTGATGATATATTAAATTTAAAAGGATTAGAAGTTCAAACTTATGGATCTAAACCAGATGTTGGTACATCTTCTATACAAAAAAGCTCGAATGAAGGTTTAGCTACAGGTAGTGCAAATAATGAAAGTATTGGTAATGTTGGTGGAAGTGGTGATGGATCTAATATGAGTGCAAATGCAGCATATGTTTCTAACTTAACGAGTATGATGATTGATTCTTAAAAGATAAACGAATATGGATATAAGATCTTTAACATTAAAAAATAAATTGACTATTGAAGATACTGGAGAACAGTATTTTGATTTAACGGCTCCTTCTTTTACTTATATAACTGACCAAGGTATTAAGGCATTGCATTATGTTATGCAAGATCAAGTAGGTAGAGTAGATAAAATATCCGAAATTTATTTTGGTACTGGAGAATATATTGATGCTATATGTATAGTTAATAATATCTTTAATCCTTTTAGTTTAAATGAAGGTGATATATTAGTAATTCCTAATCTTAATAATTTAGATCTGTTATATAGAAGACCTAATCCAGCATCTAGACCAAATGCAGTATTAGCACAATATGTTAATACAGATGTACAAAGTGAAATTGATCAAAGCAGAGTTCAAAGATTAATACAAAAAGCTAAAACTAAAAAAGATGGTGTTAAAGCTCCTATCCCACCTAATATGTTACAACAAGGTCAAGATGCTAAGATATACGAAGGTGGTAAAATATTACTAGGTGCTAATCTAAAAACACGAAAATAGTTAAGTTATGTCTGAGAGTATAGTTGAAAGAAACATATTAACAATTATAGAGCCAGCCATAGAATTAGATCCATTAGAAATTTTTGATGTTGAAAGTGGTTCGGATAATTCTATGGGAGCAGAGATGAAAGAAAAACCTTCAAAGGTAAGTTCTTATATTCCATTAGTAAGAGTTAATAATTATGAACTTCAGGGTGATAGATTAAATTTCTTTTCTTTAAAAAATGATGGGTTCTATCCAACATGTAAAATAATATTTGAAGACGTTGATGGATTCTTTACTGCTAGATTCTATCCTAAAGATGGTGATATTATTCAAGTTAATATTAGATCACAGGGTGATGAAACTACATTTAAGCCTATAAGAATAGATTTTACAATAGTAGATATTAAGCCTATTGGTGGTGGGGGTGGACAAGAAGCTAATAAGTATATGGTATTAGGTAGAATGTTTGTTCCTAACTTATTTACAGAAAATGTAGAATATGAAGAAGATGTTACTAGTTTTGATGCCTTATTAAATATTGCAGAAAAATTAAAATTAGGATATGCTTCTAATATTGAAGAAACTGCTGATCAAATGACTTGGACAAATCCTAATGATACAACAGAAACGTGGATACAGGATATTGTAGCAAATAGTTATTTAAATGATGAAACATTTTTTACTGCTTATATAGATCCTTACTATTATTTAACTTTAGTTGATGTAAATAGATTCTTTAGCCAAGAAGGAGCTATTGAAGCTAGCCAAACATTTAGCCAAAATGCTGGAGATAATTTTAGTGCTGAAGGTGCCGATGGGCAAGAAGATAATTTTCCTAATTATTTAAGTAATATGATTCAGATGCAAGGTGGTGCTAGATATATTTCCAAACATCAAATGGTTAATAAGAGCGGAGAAATAAGTAAAGCAAACGGTTATAAAAGATATACTCAATATTGGGATCTTAATGCTAAAGAATGGGTAAGTGAATTTGTTGATCCTTTAACAAACAATACACCAGGAATGATACCAGCAACAAAAGGTAGAATAATTGATGGTGAAGTAGAAGGACCAAGAAATGATCAAGTTAAATATAAGTACTTAGGTACTCAAGGCGATAATGTTCATCCTGAATTTCAGTATAGTACAGTTCTTAATTATCAAAATATTACTGAGATTAATAAAATAGGAATGGTTATTGACTTAGATACAGTTAATCCTGCTCTTGTAAGATATAGTAGAATTTATGTTCAAATTTTAGAATATGGAAGCCCAGTACAAAATACTTTATTAAATCCAAGTAATAGAGAAATTGAAGGTGAACAAACTCCACAAACAAGATCATCCGACGAAACAGGAAATGATGCACAAACATCAGGTAATCAGAATGGAGTAGTAAATGAATATCTTACTGGGTTTTATGTAATAGCTGGAGTAGAGTGGATATTAACCAAGCCAGGTGTATTAAGAATGAGACTTAAATTACAGCGCCGAGAGTTTACTCCATCTACTTAAATAAATATAAAAAGAAAACTAAATTATGCCATTAATAGATTATGCAAATCCAGCAGGAAGTCAAGGACTACAGCAATTAGCTGGCCCTTTCGGTTCTTTATTAGGGCCGGGTGCTTCATTTCCTGCAAGTTATGATTATGCTAAACGATTTGTTAATAATTCTACAACTGCTGAAGGTAGTGGTGGTAATGGTGTTACTGCTTTAGATGATCCTACTTATTTAGGATTCCAATTAATGTTTGATCCATTTAGCCCATTATTTGCTGGGGCTGGGATTGGTAGCCCAGGTATAGGTAACGATGCTTTACCAGGTTCTGGTGGTAGTGGTAATTTAGGAAGTTTAGCTTCTCAGTTTGGTATTCCTAATCCAGGGGATGAAACTGCTGGTGTAGGTTATGATAAGTCGGCTAATGCTATAGGTTATTTAAATAAGATTGGAGAAGGTACACGAGCTAAGTATTTGCAAGCCTTTGTTCAAGGAATACAAGAAATCAATAGAACTCGTCCATATTATTGGCAAACTATTGAAGGTTTAGATGAAGCCTGGGGAAAGGCTACAGATTTTAAATTGGACCCTTATACAGGTAGTGCACCTGGTGCAGGTATAACTATTGGTTGTTTAGAAGCAATAGATTTAAAATTAACTGCATTATTTAGTTTATATAAAATGGCTGTTTATGATGTTCAATATAAGAGGTGTATTTTACCACCTAACTTAATGAAGTTTGATGTATATGTTTATATTCAAGAAATAAGAAAATTTAAGACAGTAAGAAATTGGTTAACTACATTTAATCCTAGTAAAAATGGAGAAGATACTGCAAACTTTACAAATGAAAATACTTCTCAAGTAGGTTTTAAATTTACAGACTGTACTTGGGATATGGCTGCTACTGGTAAAGTTTTTGAAACTGTAACAAATTCTGGGGGAACTATAGCTACAACAAGCATAAAGTTTGGTTATTCTAATATAGAACAACAATCTCAGTTTTCCGGTTTTGATGGTGCTCTTAAAGATTGGACTCTACAGCAATCCAGTGCAAAGCTAGGATCAAGAGTTAAAAAGTTTGCTAAAGATCAAGTAAATAATATAGCAGCTGGTGCAGTTAATCAAGCTCAAAGAACTGTATCAAGTGCAATACAAGGAATTACTTTAGGTAATGTTTTTGGTGCACGAAATGAAATATTTGCTGCTATACAAAATCCACAAGCTTTAGCAAATGCTGCTGTAGGTGCAGCTGTTCAGGCAGGTGAAGGTTTAGGTGAATCATTAATAAACTTATTTAGAGACGGTGTTGATAAAATAGGTAATGCATTTGATCAACCTACAGCAGCCGGAAGTATAATTTCACAAACAGTTGGAGATAATATTTTTGCTGATGCAACTAATCCACCTGATGGGCCTGTATCTGGACCAGACTTAGGAGGAAATATATTTGCAGCAGGGGCAGGCGGTCCGTCTTTAGAATCTACTAATGTGTTTGGTGATACTCCTCCAGGTAATAATTCCGATATAAGCGGGGAAAATATTTTTAGTTAATGGGAAAAGTTAATCCAGCAAATTTTAATGCCGACGATTTGCGAACTACTCAATGGGTAGGAATCGTTGAAGATACTAATGATGATATCTTTGAAGGTAGATGCAAGATTAGGGTATACGGTAAAATGGATGATCGTGTAGATCCTGAGGATCCACAAAGTGCATTTAAGATTCCAACCGTTGCTTTACCTTGGGCAAGACCTCATCAATTAATGTATGGTGGTAGTAATAGTGGAAGCGGTAAATTTGAAATTCCTAAATTAGGTTCTATTGTTAGAATTACATTTGACAATGGTAATTATTATCAACCAGTTTATCATGAAAACATTTATCCTTCAGATGAAACAAAAGCTGAAGTAGAACCATCCTACCAGAATTCTCATGTATTAATTTATGATACAGCATTTGGTTTAACTGGAGAATTACAGGATGGTGTCTCAGAAGTAACCAACGAAAGAGAAGGTGAACATATTAAAGTTTTCTTTACAGAGGAAAAAGGATTAATGATGGACTATACTACAACAGAAGGTCCAACCACAGTAAATGTAAAACCTGATAACTCTGTTGAAATAATAAATGCAAACGGAGATTCTATTGTAATGCTTAATGATGGAAATATAACATTTACACATTCTGCTCAATTTACAATTAATAGTGGAGCTGATACTGTAATTAATGCTGATGCTAATTGTCTTGTTAACTGTGTTGATGCTGTGATTACCGCTACAGGATCTACTCATTTAAATTCTCCAAAGATTACATTAGGAGAACAAGGCACCGATGCTGTACTTAAAGGTACTCAGTTTATTAATGATCTTTATAATAATCATACACATATTGGAAATCATGGTTCACCAACCAGTCCTCCAATGGCACCAGGAAATCCTGCATTAAGTACAAAGAATACAACTGACTAATATATAAACTATAAATTAAATAATTAAATTATGCCATTAGTACCATCAATAATATTAGCAGCTATGGACTCAGCATTTGTTGCAGGAATCACTGCAATGGAGGAAGCTGCTCAGACTAACATAGACAATTCAAAGGAAATAGTTTCTGAAACTCAAATTAAAGCAGCAGGAGGAGCGGCCTTTGCTGCTATAGCGGGCCCTGCTATCGATGCATACATAAGATCACAAACTTTGATTGTACCACCAGGACAACTTGTAGTGGCACCGCCACCGGCAGGTACTGGAGCAACCACAGCACCATCTCCACCAATTATTCCTGTATAACTTAAACAATCAACTAACTTATAAGTATAACTAATATTAGATACCTAAAGAGTAATATATAATCTATAATAACTTCTAAAAATAAAAAAATGATTGAACAAGAAATTACCGTACAATTAAGTGATGATCCATTTGATACAAAAACAGTAAAGGTACAAGTACCGCATGGAGTCAAACTTATGTGTAACGAATCATATGCACCTGATGTATTATCTATGTATGGTGTAACTGATGCCACTCTAAAGAAAGCACAACTAACAGAAGATAAAGTTGACTATACTACAAGAGGTGAAATATCCTTTATATCAGAAGATAGGACTAGGGCATTAATTGATATTCAATCAAAACATACCGCTTATTGTGTATTAACCAAAGAACCTGATTATATTGTAGAACAATTAAAGGTAGGTATGGAAATTGATGTAAAAATTAAAACTAGTAAAACTGGTGATGTTATCGCTTCAATTTCTGATGCTTTAATGGAAGTTAAGTTAAAAGAAATAAAAGATGCTATTGGAAACAGTTCTATAGGTTTTACTGGGAAAGTTAAAGAATTAATTCATGGTGGTTATTGGGTAGATGTTGCAGGTATTAAATGTTTTATGCCAGGATCATTAGGAGGTTTAAATAAATTACATGACTTCAATGCTATTGTAGGAAAGGATTTAATTGTTATGCCAATTACATTCTCTAAAGAAAAAGACACTGTTGTAGTTTCTCATAGAGAATATTTAAGAACAATGATTCCTACTACTATTGAAAATCTTAAGGAAAATATTAAAGAAGAAAAAGTTGGTTTTGTTACAGGTACTACTAAGTTTGGGGTATTTGCTGAATTTGACGAATGTTTAACTGGGTTAATTCCTAAGGCTGAATTAAGTGAAGAATATCAAAATGCTTTAAATGATAAAAGTATTAAACCTGGCGATGAAATTAAATTTTGGACTAAAGAAATTATTACTGATAGGAAAATCATATTAAGTCAGTTAGGTCCTAAAATTGATTTATGGGATGGTGCAGATGAGAAATATAAACCTATGATGGTTACTGAAGGAAAAGTAACTAAATTAACTTCTTATGGTGCCTTTGTAGAATTAGAAAAAGGTATAAGTGGTTTAGTTCATAAATCAAAACTAAAGAACCGAGAAATTGCAAAAGGGGATATTATTAATGTTAAGATTGGTAGTGTGAATGTTAATGATAGAAAAATTACAATGAACATTGTATAACTGCATTCCTGATTGTAAATATATAAACAAATCAGGAACTACATGTACTCTAACGAACAATTAAATGCAATATACTCTTCCAGGATTGGATTAGAATTTGAATTCTTTTCAAATGAAGGATTAGAAGAGGTTAAACATAACCTATCTAATGTTTTAAATAAACAGATCCGAATAGAAGAAAAGGCTCATAGTGAATTTACTCCTACTGATGAAATTTTTAAATTAGAGCCTGATAATTCTGGTGGAACTGGAATGATTGAGTTGGTTACAGGTCCTATGCCGTTTGTAGAATCAAAACTTATTATTGCAAAAACATTAAAGTGGATTAGAGAAAATGGATCTACTAATGAAAGATGTTCTATTCATATTAATGTAGCTTTTGATGGAAGTAAACTAGGTACTCCTGTTAATATTTCAAAATTAGATATTGGTAAATTTGTTTTAAACTTTAATGAAGAAAAAGTTTATGAAGCTTTTCCTAATAGAAAAGATTCAGTTTATGCAAAATCTATAAAATTTATCGTTCCTCTTAGTGGTATGACTCAACCGTCTCCTGAAAAAAGGTTATGGAAAAATTATATGTTTGTTACAGAAAAGTATTATGGGGTAAACTTTTCAAAGCTTCCTAAAAATTATATTGAATTTAGATATCTTGGTGGTAAAGATTATGAAAAGAAGTACAATACTATTATGAATCTTACTGAGCATTTTGTTATATCTTTATATGAATCATTAATGAATCCAACTTATACAGAAAAAGATTTGCAGAAATTAGATTCTCTTCTTGAAAAGCATAGAGGAGTTATTCAATCATATAGAGATTATTCTTCATTTAAGAAAAAGTTTCCAGATATAAGATTAATGGTAGACTTAAATACAAGTGATCAAATTGTAGAAACATTCTATCCTAAGATGAGAGAAAAAATATTTGAACTTTTAACAAAAGCAGATATGAAAAGAGGTTTAATTAACTATGATGCGGATACAGGTAGAATGCAGATTAAAGATACTGAATTATTAAGATGTTATGAATTAGCTGGTATTGATATAGTAGATAGTAAGATACAAGGTAACCTTATTAAATGTGATATCTTTAACTGTGAATTACTAAATACTTCAGTAACTGAATGTAATCTTTTTGGAGCTACAGATGCTAGTGATTGTAAAATTGAAGATTCATATGTTAGTAAAAATGTAATGTGCAAAGATTCATATGTTTTTGGAATGAGAGGTGTTTTTAGTGGAGAAATGGACGGAGGTATATTTAGAAAAGGTAGAGCTACTAAATTAGCTAGATTTGAAAATACTGAAGTAATTGAAATAGAAAAAATATAAAATAGTATGGCTAACAAAAATACTTATTGTAATGATCCGGAAGAAGCAGCATGTTTAGATGCATTAATAAAAGAAATTAATGATGATCTAACTATTGCTTGCCAAATACCGTTTACAGTTCCTAAAAAGGAATTGGCTCATATTATACAAAGAGCAAAAGGTTATTTTTATAAAATATATGAAGACAGTGTAGAACAGATGTATATTGCTTTACCTGCTGGAGCATTACATACAAAGGAGTTTAAACAAGGAGTCCCATTTGGATCTGGTAAAGATAAAGAAACTATTACTAATAAAGCAAACATTAATAATCCTAGAGGAATTGTACCAATGCCATCTAGAGTTTATTCAGTTAATGATGTATTTGAAATAGGCGGTTTTAGTGGTGAAGATGGTGGCTTTGGTGATTATAGTTTTAATGCAGGAGATGTAGATTTTTCCATTGACAAATTTATTTATAGTGATGTGTATGGTGCAGGTATAGGTAGTGAAAATTTAATGTACTATGTAGTTAATTCTTTATTCTTAGATAATACAAGACAAGTACTCTTACCACAGATATCTTATACATATAATAGATTAACTAAAAAGTTTAGATTCCAAGGGCAATTACCAAAAAGAGCGGTTATCTTTGAAATATTTTCAACGATTCCTGATTGTGCGTTATTTCAAGATGAAGCATTTGTTAGATATTGTATTGGACAGGCTAAAATACAGTTAGCAAGAATCTTAGGTACATTCTCGTTTAACCTGCCTGGTAACATTACTATTAATTATGATTTAATTTCAACAGAAGGAAGAGATGAAGTAGATAGAGTAGTTGAAGAAATTAAAGGTGATGAAGGGGTTGACTACTTTTTTACTGGATAATTTTATAATCTGAAAGCTATTAAATTTAAAGAGAATATATAATAAAATAATTGTTCTCCCATGATTAAAGATATTTATAGTAGAGATATAACGGCTCCTAAGTATAATGAGAATACTTTAGAAGTCAGTGATGAACTATCTCAACTAATTCTTAAGATTGAAAATTGTCTTTTTACAAGACGAGGCGATGTATTAGGGGCACCAGGTATGGGTGCTAATTTAGAAGATTTAATATTTTCTTTAGTCTTAAGTGAAACAGTTATAGCAAACAATATCACTAGCCAAATATCGGCTTATTGTTTACCTGAACAAGGTGGATTTAATGTTGAAACAGTAGTATCATTTTATTCCACTGCTGAAGTTGACGGTTGTTTAGTTGATATTTTTGTTAATGAAATAAGAGTCATAGGAGCTCTTTTTTAAAATAAAAAATTGAATGTCATTCTTTAGTAAAACACGATTAAGAGCCACTGAGTTATTTCAAGATTCATTTGAATACCTGCAACGTACTTACGACCAAGCAAGAGAAACTTTTACACCTGCTTCACCGTTTGGGCAAGTATTAACTGTTGTAGCAAATCTAGGTGAAATGATTTTCTTTTATATTGAAGCCGTTGCAACAGAACTTAATATATCAAGAGCAAGAAATATAGAATCCATATATGGTTTATCCAGACTTACTGGACATGATCCTACAAGAGGAATATCTGCAAGAGGTATTATTGGATTAAGATTAAATACAAGTGCATCTAGCCTTGTGAATGGTGACTATGTACAAATTATGAATGGTTCGAGTTTTGAAATAGGTAATAATGGATTAACTTATTTCTTAAGATTTAATAGTGATTTTATAAGATTAGAAAAAACAAACTCGGCATTTATAAATGTTGAGGTTATACAAGGAGAAAAGGAAGATCAATCATTTACTGGTACTGGCTTAGCTTTACAAAGTTATAACCTAACTACAAAGGAGCCTACCGATCAATATTTAGTTGAAGTTTTTGTAGATGGTAAAAGATGGAAGTTAGAAGAATCTATTTATGATATGAATAATGGCGAGGAATGCGCTATGGTTAAAACTAGTGTTAATGGAGGATTAAGTGTATTCTTTGGAAATAATCAATTTGGACAACCTCCAGCATTAGGATCAAGAATACGAGTAACTTATGTTAAGACAAGAGGAAGTGCTGGAAACATTGGAGGAAAACAATTGGATATTAAATTTTCTGAACCAGGTACAGATTCATCTGGTGAGCAAGTAGATTTAAATGAAGTTCTTGCATTAAACATTACAAGAAATCCTATGTTTGGTTCTAATTCTGAAGATCCTGCATTTACTAGGTTAATTGCACCGTATGCAAGTAATTCATTTGTATTAGCTAATCCTAATAATTATATTTACTATTTAAGCAAGTATGATTTTTGGTCTTTTATAGATGCTTACAATACAAAGAATGATCAATACTTAGATGATGATAATATTATTTACTTATTTTTAATTCCTGATGTAAAGAAAAAATTAACTAGCGATTTAGATTACTTTAATGTACCAGAAGTAGAATTTACTATGACTGATGCTGAAAAGGAAATGACTTATGAAATTTTAAATAAAAGTGGAAGACAGGTTGTTACTGCTGAGGTTAGAATCAAGGATCCTATTATTAGAAAGTATGCTCTGAATGTTGTAATAAGATATTTTGAAAATTTTGATAAAGATGCCATAAGAGTAGAAATTAGAAAGAACCTAGATGATTATTTCTTAAATGTTAATAGAAGAGATAGAATTCCAAGATCGGATATTATTTCTATTATTGAAAATGTAGAAGGTGTAGATTCTGTAAATGTATTCTTTATTTCAGAACAGAATGAAGAAGCAATTAGAAATGGTTTTTATTTTGTAAAAGTGTATGGCACAGATCCTGTAACTGACCAAAGAGTTTTAATTGAAAACAAAAAGATTGTACTAAAAGAAGGCGAAGATCCTCAATTAGGATTAGATAGTTTTGGTGATGTTCTTATTGGGAATGATGAATTAGCTATTATAAGAGGAGGGTGGAAAGACAGAAATGGTACCTTCTATGAGCCTATACCTGAAGCTAATAAAATTAGTTCTTTAAATGTATTCTATAAAGAAGCTATTCCAAATAATCTTTATAATAAAATACAGCAAGAAAAATATAATAAAGCTCAACGTAATAGGGGAACTACTATTGCTACTGGAAATAATGCAAGAGGTTTAAATACAGGTAGGTTACAAGATTCACCAACGTTAAAAGCACTTAAAGGAAATTAATATGGCTACAGTAAAAAATGATAGAACAGGATTCCCTAGCTTATATAGAGCTACTTATGAAGAAGGTTGGAATTTAAAAAATACAGGATATGATTATTCCAAAACTTTATTAAACATAAGTATGTCAAAATATATGTTTAAGAATCCACATCTTAAAAAATTCTTAGAAGATTATCTTAATCCTATTATGGTATTTTGGGTTAATAAAGTTAAGTACCTAAGAATCTATTATAACTTTGCTGTACCTAAGTGGTACCAAAAAATAAATTAAGACGTAGTGGCGAACTGGGAACACTTATACTTCTTTGATAAAAATGGGAAGAATTACAATATGGAATATGACAAGTCTGCTGATAAGTGGACGGGTGATATTTTTATTTCTCAAGTTTCTATTGATTTATTTGAAGTAGGTCAATTATTTATTTTACAAAAAATGATTAACTCCACTACAAGTGCTTTTGAGTGGGGATATCCACATGGCTATACTGATGCACCTACTGGTGAACCTACTGGGCAAGCTGCTTGTGATTGGGTTGTAGATTGGAAGACAGATGATCCATCTCAAATTTTTCTATTTAAATTTGATATGGATTTTATCACTGGTACACAATCTGCTTTGGTACAAGAACCTGATGGTCCTAATTTAATAAAGTTAGCTAAAGTAAATGTACCTTTAGATTTTGATATAAATCAAAAGGTAGATGGAGAAGGGTATATTATTACTGATGAAATAAGATCTATTGCAATGCAAGTTAATATTGCATTCTCGTCTCCAATAGAAAATACCTATAAAAGAACTTTAACTATAACAGATGAATGTACTAATACTATAATTGCAGAATTTACTGTTTATGCAGAAAGTATTGAAGAAGATGAAAGATTAAGAGTTATGACCCAGAATCTAGGTTATAATGTTATTGCTTCAGATAGTACTGTTTTTAAAGATACTAATATAAAAGAAGTTTTACCTGATTATGTAGAAATAAATCTTAAGCGTAAAGAGATAATGTTAGAAGGGTCTAACATATATCCTTTTATTGGTGCATATAAAGGTTTAATAAATGCAATCAAATTTTTTGGATATGATACTCTAAAAGTTAAAGAATTCTGGAAAAATGTAAATGCAAATTCACCAACATTTGGAAAGTATATTCAAAGTAGTGCTATAGATTTATTTTCTCCTACTGCTCAATTTGATGATAGGAAGATAACTTTACCTAATAAGAACTTTAGGAAAACTAGTATGTTTGAACTTATCTATAGAATTAATAAAATTGTACCTAATAAGTTTACAGATGAAGACTTGCCTATTACTAAGGAGGTACAAGAATTTACTATAGAAGAAACGCTTATTAAATTATTTGGTTTAAAAAGAAAATTAGAGAATGAATATTTACCACTTAATGCTCATATAAAAGGAATAACAGCAGAGGCTGATTTTTTTGGTTTATTAGAAGTTACAAATACAATTAGTAGAAATGATACCAATACTATACAAGCAGGAGTAAAGGCATCTTTTAAAACACTACCTAATGAATGTTTATATTTAGAAGATTTAAGAGATTTTCAATCTTTTTGTTTAAAAGAAGCTGCAATAGTTGGTAAAGCAATAATAAATTATTGTAATGCTTACATTGCACCATTAGGCGCAGGTGGTGCTGCTGTTGGTGCAAATATGGTAGCTTCATATACACCAGGCCAAGCTTTACCTGCTCCACCGATAGGACCTGATGTTAATAGTGTATTAGGAACATTACAAGATGGAGGAAATGTATCTATTCAATCAGTGGCTGGAGTATATGCTGCTTACTTTTCTAGATATGCTCCTGATTTGGATAGAACATTAGCTGATTATGTTCCAGGAGAATCATCATTAAGTTTACCAGATCAACCCGGCACTCCTAGTGGTGCTTTAGTTACTTTAGAAAATGATACTTTTTCTAATATAACTTGGGACACTATAAATAGTACATGGGATCAATTAACTAATGCTAATGATTTCTTTACATTTGACTTTAATGTACAAGGAGCCCTAGTTGGGGATGTATATAGTATTAGTGATCCTGCAACATCAACCTCAGTTAGTCATACTGTTGTTTTTGGAGATACTATTCAAATAATTACTACTTCTTTATTTAATCAAATAGTAGCACTTAAGAATCTTCAAACGGAACCTTGGTTATGGTTTGATTGGTCTCAGGTTACAAATGATATTGGCCCATGTATCAGAGCTTATGGAAATGATGTTAATAGATTTGTAGCTGAAGTTCAATTAGCAACGGCAGGAACAGGTGGTCAATTTACTGATATTCAATTACCAGGAGAAACTTTATTTACATGGGATGGTTTAAAATATGCTAACATGGCTGAAATTGAGTGGACTATCTTTAAAGACGAAACTGATATTTCTCCTGCTTATTATTTTAATATAAGAGGAGCTATTGGAATTTACAATAGTTTACCAGTCACATTACCTTATGTAGGTGAGTATACAGTTGAAATGAGATTATATGATATGTATAATAATGTTTCTAATTTGGTTAAAGAATCTACAATATGTGTTGATTCTAGAGAAGTTGAATATTCTGGCTGGTACCAAGCAAGGAAGTTAAATTATACATGGAGTAGTGAAGGTAAATATACATGGAAAAATTATGGTGCATTATGGAACTTACCACAATCTCCTACAATAACATGGGATGATGAAACTCCTAGCTTATATGAATCTCTTGATCGTGTTAATGCTATTCTAAATAATTTTGGAATTGGTACAAATGCTGATTTTCAAATTCTTAATTTTCAAGATAATGGAAAGGCTAGTTTTACAGGACCATACCAATGGAAGAATTTAAATACAACAAGCAGTACTTGGAATAATGCATATCACTTATGGTGGGATATGACTCAATGTACTGGAGATACTCCTGCATTTTTTCAATTTAGTGAAATTAAACCTAATTCATATTTAAAGATCGTAGATAAAAATGGACAAACAGGACAACATTATTTTGATTTTGCTACTAATACTTTAAGTGAGGCTGTTAATCAACTTAACTTAAGTTCAGATCCTATCATAAATAAGTATGTTTATAATCTTGTTTTAGATTCATCATATAATCAGGTTTTTGTACAGGCAGTCTCTAGATATTATGGAGTATTTGGAGATTTTACTTCTGTTGATATAGTTGATGTAAATGGAGTTAGAATCTGTGCAGCATCAACAGGAACAGGAACTGATTATGTTGGAGGGCCTTTACAAACTTCAACACTATATCCACCCTTTGACAGATCATTAGCAATTAATGGATCTACTTTGGTAGCATTACCATCATTAGGTGGAACTAATCCAGTTACAGATGAATTTGTTAAAAAAGTTGCAAGAGTATATGAAATGATCTTAGAACCAGATGCAACAGGAATTACATATAATAAACAGGCGGCGATTCTACAATCTTTACAAACTAAAAAGACTATTCAAAGAATAGGATATAATGGAATGGGAGATTATACTCCTTCTTTAGAAACCTATCCTGGTTGGGATAACACAAATGATAATAATGCTAATGTTGACTTTATTTGGGAATTGAGTTCAGGTTCTCCTAATGATCAGATAACAGAAGTATTAGAACATACTTTACATACCCTAACTACATTTGGTTTACCAGGTGCATATCCTACTGTTTTTAATCAGACTTCATCTTTTGGTCCTACATTTTTAGCTATGTCTGAAGCAATTAATAATGGAACATTTGATACTTCAGCTTATACACAACAGCCTGGCCAGACTTTAGATGAATTTAATGCTTTATTGATGAGAGAATATTTATACTTATTAATTTATGCAGAATGGAATTTTATTACTACTTATGTAAGCGGAGGTTCTTTAGCACCTGAATGGACGGCTACTACCCCAGCTCTAGTAGCTTCACAAAACCCTTTAGGTCATGCACTATATACTGATTATATAAGTAAAGTATTAGCTAAACCTTCTACTGTTATTTTGGATTCAATGTTTGCTGTTGGAGGATTATCTGGATATGTTCCTTTTGAAAATACTCCAATAAGTGGAAATGTAGATTGTTTAAGTAGAATTTATAAAGAAGGGCAAAGCAGATCCGGTAATGCAACATGGAATACTGCTAAATTTATTAATGATGGTAAAGTATTACCTCCTATGACATGGGCAATGTTTGTTTATGATAAATGTAGAATAGTTGGTAAGGAACAACCGAGATGGACTATATCTAATACTACTGACTCATCGGTAGCGGATATATATTTCAATAGTAAGTATTTAACCTATCTTTTTAAGAACCCAGGAAGATATGTGATCACGTTAGAACTTACTGATAACAATGGGAATAAATATAAAAAGGATAGAAATATCTTAAATATAAAATAACAAAGAAAATGGCAATTAGCGTAACAGAAATTCTAGGAACGGATTCATTATCAGGATCAAGGTTAGTTATTAATGATAACTTCAATGTTCTTGCTAGTGAGATTAATTCTATGGAGGTGTATTTTGCACCATCAGCCGGTACAATTACTAATTTAAATAATGTATCTACCGAAGCATTAAGGGTAGGTTTAAGTACCGTACTATTAGATATTAATGCAAGTACATTTGATATTCTTACTAATGTTAAGATGACTGGTAATTTAAATTTGACAGGTGGAGGTTTATTCAGAAATGATACTAATCCTACTACCCAAAATGATACATTAGCAGGACCAGGTATGACATTAGATATTGGAGCGACTGGAGCAATTCCACCGTATTCAATTTATAGAGTAGGTAATTCAGATACTACCAATAATCTACAAATAGATATATTTAATGGAAGTATTGGTCAGGAATTATTCCTTATCTATGCAGAATCAAATACAGGTACTGTAAGATTTAATGGTGTATCAAATAACTTGGTATTAACTGGTGCAGGATCTAATTTAGATTTAACTGCATTAGGACAGAGTGTACACTTATTATGTATTGACAATGGATCAGGCGTAGGAGTTTGGTATGTTGTTGGTGGAACAGGATATACAGTATCATAACAATAAAGAATTAACACATGGCAACGACGCCCTTAATTAGAACACCCCAAGCAGACGGTGGAACATTTTACACGTTCTCGTCATCAGCTAAAGACTTATCTAGGACCATCAATAATGATGATCTAAAGTTGGTCTTTTCTAAGTTTGTGCTTCTTAATCTACCAGATTTTGATAGATTAGATCCAAACACATTTAGTAATTATCAAAACTATATGCAGTTTGATACAATTGATGGTGCTATTTGGTCAGGTGGTTTAAAAGGTGATCCTAATGTTAATTTTACAGAGAGTCTTCAAAATTATGCGCTAAATTTAGAAGAATTAATTATAAGTGATGCCAGTTATGATAACACTACAAATCTAACTGTAACTGAGAGAGTATTCTTTAAATGGTTAAAGGAAACTGGTGCAATGAGATTCAGAGAAGCTACTTCAGCAGAAAAAATCTCAAGCCTTACCGATAAAAGATTTTGTGAAGAAGATGAAATAACAAGTGGTCCTCGACAATACAGAAGAGTAGTAAAGTATATAGGTGAAATTGACATTGTAAATAATGTAGATAAGGCCGGTGAATCATATACAGAATTATATATTAATGTACCAACGGAAGTGGGTAGAACGCCTACTATCCTCTTTGATTCAATTTCAGATGTCAACTATAGCCCTTCACTAAAGATTCAAGGAACTAGTGAATATATTATGGGAAGAAATTCTGCAACCGTTCACCCACAAGGATTAGATATTTTAGCTTGGTATGATTATGATCAACAATTACAAGGTATAGGTCCTGCTGGTTATACAGATCCAGATGCTGATTGGATGGGGTTAGGACCAGGTACAACTGTATCCGTTGCCGATGCTTATTTTACAGAACCTACAACCTTTGAAAGTGTTCTTAATGCTAACATACAAAAATATCCAGCAGATTATAATAACCCACCAGGATTTTCAGGATCTGCATATGTAAGAAGTGAATTAGATGGAATTAGTATTGATTTTAATCCTAATGATTATCAACAAATTGCAACAGACCAAAATATATCAACTATTCCACAATTTAATGGAACTGATTTAGCTGAGTCTTTTGAATTTAATGCTGTGTTAGTTTATTATGATATGGTAGACTTAAGCGATTCTTCTAAGACTAAAACTAATTTATATGGAATTTTATTATTAGATAATATTACTCCAACTACAGATGGTGGATATATTCAAAGATATCCTAAATATAAACCTAATCCTACTACTGGCCAAAATGGTAATAGTTATGGATTTAAAATTAATTTAAGGTTTGATGCTTCTCCTGGAACTGCAGGTATTGATACAATTGTAAATGATTATAATACCTTTTCAATGGGATTATTTTCAGATGCATCTGCACAATTACAAGCATCATCACAAATATTCCAAAGACAGCAATTAGAGATTGCTGATATGGAAAAAAGATTAACGGCTGTACAAAATACATTAAACTCTGTATCTACTTCAGCATTTTTACAAGCACAAATTGATAATATGCAAACTCAGATTGATAATGCTTCGTTAGCTTTTGCGAGCAGTACTACATTATTAGATTTGATTGCAAAGAATGCAGATGAAATACAAGCATTGGCTAATGGAGATGTTTCAAAGACATTACAATATAATACTGATGTAGTTAGACAAGGTACTGGTATAACTATAAATACTAATACACCTAATCAAATACAAGTTTCAAATAATGTACAGGCATACAATTTAATGGTTCCTGTTGATAGCGGAGATGTTCAAATAACAAAAGCAGCTCCTCTTAATTTAAATGTAGTAGCCCCTCAAGTATTTGCAGATTTATTAACATACACTAATATGTTAAGATTAGATACAATTAATACTGCTGGTGGTGATATAAACATTTATATAGATGATACAGATATACAATGGAGAACTGGTCAGACTGCAAGAATAACATTTAATAATGTTCCTTTAGTAGGATCAAGAAATATTAACATATATACTGATGCACCTAGTAGACTGAACAATGGAACATTTGGTAAATTAGCAGCAACTATACCTAATGCAGATATTAGTACATTACCGATTATTGATTTAATCTGTACTGAACAAGGTGTGTTAAACTTTGTATTTGATATAGTTAAATAAATAATAAAAGTAAACTAGAGAATGGCTGAGAATAATTCAATACAAACAATGTTACCGGAGTTGTTAAGACTTTTTAACAATTCATTGGAGAGCTTTGAGAAAGTTAACCAAGCGATTACATCAAGCCGAGAGTCCGTTACTGTAAATATACAGAATCAAAATGGAACAAATTCTCGCGTAACTATTCCTAGTTTTGGTTTTCTTAAAAATTCAGTTGACAGGTTACAGAGTAATATCAATACTATTACTAATTTTAATGGTTCTGATAGTTCTATAAGATTACCTGATGGTACATTTAGAAAATTGGTTTTAGCTAAGCTTCCTACTGAGGCCGCTGATTTAACTGCTATGACATCTGTTAATGAATTTAATGTAAAGCCTAATTGGTTTTTTGAAGAACTAATTAATCCATTATTATTTGTTTCATTTGATATAACAGGCCAAGCACCTATTGATACTGAAAGATGTATTGTTAAAAGATTTATATTAGATACTAATACACAAAGTAAAACCAATTTCTTTGACTCTAGTTATAACGGGGCAGCTGATATTAATTATGATACTTTCTTACAGCAGATTGTAGAGAAAAATATATCTTATGTATTAGATGAAGCTGTAGTTGATTTACCACCAAGAGAATTGAGATATTCTGGAATGTTTAGTGTTACTAGAATTTCTGAAGAAAGCGTAACTGAAACTGTAAATGGTGTAAATCAAACAACTACACAAAAGGTGTACAAATTAAATAAAATATTTTATACAGATTCTGAAGCGGATTTTGATGATACTGTTCAACTTAAAGTTGGTGATAGCTTAGAAGTAGTCTCATCTCCGATTGATACTAGATATACTGTATCTAGGATTGATAGTAGCACAAATTCTATTATTGTAAAATTACAAGAAGGTTCTAAAACTATAAGTATTGGTGCTGATGTTTTAAAAATAGGATCTTCTTTAAATGATGAATTAAATGTAGATGTTACTGTAGGTTTTGGAGAAAGGTGTGTAACTTTTATTAAGCCTATTGATCCAAATTCTAAAATACCAGCAGTTAACTGGTCTCCAGGTAGTGGTTTTTATACTAATGATTTAAATACTATTGATGCAGCTGGTAATCAACAAACATTGGCTGATTATTATCAACAGAGTGCTATTGATTTTGGAAGATATTTACTTTCATTTGCTCAAGATAAAATACCAACAAGCAGAGAAGGTTTAATTCCTAATGCACCAACGCTTTCTGCTGATAACTTTTCTGTTTCTTTAATTAATGGGCAAGTTAGTAATTCTGATGCTATTGTACAACTTAAAGATTTAAATAACCAGAAGAATACTAACCAGGCGCAATTAACTGAATTAGATACTGCTATATCTCAAAGTAGAACTAAAATACAAACTACTAATTACAGCACAGAGGTTGAAAGAGATGCAGATAAGAATGCGTTACAAGGACTTATAACTGAGAGAGCATCAACTTCTAAGTTGTATGCATCTGTAGTAACAGAAATAGATGCATCGGCTCAAGATAATTCAATTAATAGTATAACACCTAAATATAGAGTAAGAGGATTCTGGGCTATGCCGCAAGAAAAGTCTGCTCCATCTACAGGTGTACAGGATATTGTTAAATTTAAATATCGTTATAGATATCTTTCTGCTGATGGTGCAGCTAACCCCGTAGATCAATTTACTTTTGTAGATGGTAATGGAACAAGCCAAGGTGCTTTTTCAAACTATGCTCAAGTAGATAGTGTATTAAGACCTAGGGTTAGAAATCCACTTACAGGCTTATATGAATGGGCTCCTATTGATGATGATAATGCCGATTCTATAAATATTAATCAATTAGATATTCCTATTAGAAAGGGGGAGCAAGTTGAAATACAAGTAAAGTCTATATCAGAAGCAGGCTGGCCATCTAATCCATTAGAGAGTGAGTGGAGTGATGCTATAAGAGTTGAATTTCCAGCAGATCTTAGTTCTGATAATGCAGTTGAATCAATATTAGCACAGAACCAAGAAGACTTGGCTAAAGTAACTTTACAAGAAGAATTAGAAGGTATTGGATTATATACTCATTTAAGTAGTTCTTTTACTGCTAATGAAACTTATTTTGCTCATTCAACACCAGTAATTGCATCTGGGTTTTTATCCGAAAACCAAACACCAATTGATTTATTTACTAAATTAACCGAAATGCAAAATCAGCTAGATTTATTTGCTGAGATATTAAGTAATGCACAAGGTGAAATGGTAACTACATTAATTGATGACCAAGGTAATACCACGAGGTTGGCTAGAAATTCTACAACAAAGATATTTGCTGGATTCTATTCTCAAGAAGTTGATGGTTTGGATGATCCAAGAGGAGCAGTAATTACTAAAACTTATTTTATAAACATAGGAAATAAATCTCAAACTACATTACAATTAGTTGCAAGAATTACTGGTAATAGAAAAAGAATGGTTAGGCAATCAGAAAATCCTGCTGATGTTGCTGTTCCAGGTACTCCTAATTTAAATAATGGTACTACTATTCTTCCAGCTACTTATTCATGGTTAGATAACAGTGCTGCTAACCAAAGTAATAGTAGAGCAACATTTAGAGGGGACGATGTTGATTATAATACTATAAGAAAATATGACTTAACACCTTTACTTTTAACTAACCCTACAGTTACAAGTACTACTAGATATGGACAGACTGTTTCTTTAGCACCATATCAATCAACACAAAATAAAAATCAATTTATTTATAGTAGATTTTCTGATGTTAGCTCTGATAATAATTTTTATAGTTATGTTAATCCAGCTGGAGATTATACATTTAATTTAGATACCTTAGAAAATTTTTATACAAGAACTACCGATTCTGGTGTTGCAACTCCAACTACTCAATTTATTTGGAGTGGTGGATTTACAGCAGGTGGCGCACCTACTACAGCAGCAGGCTTCTTTGGTGGTAGTGATGATTTGATTGAAGTTTCTATTGCACACCCATATTTAAAAAATTATGCTGCTTATAAATCTGTATATGAATCTTTAACTGGAGATACTACAACATTACCAGCCCCAGGCACTGGTGCGGTTGATTGTACAACGGCTATTGGTGCAGGTACAGGAAATGGTACAGCTGCTGTCTTATTTAGGAATTCTAAATTTTCACCTTTAAAGGTTGATGATACTTATGGTGAAAGCCAAGGAATATATTTAAATGAAAACATTACTGATTTATTTGCATTAACACCCGCAGGAGGTGGAACATTAAATCCTACTTTTGATAGTGGTCAAACATTACAAGCTAGTCCATCTTTAAGTGGAGCTAACTTAGCTGTTCTTTGGGATACTACACAAGCAGGTTATGTTAATTATAGCCGAAATGCTAAAACGTCTTTTGATAGTTTTGACCAATATCTATTAGGTGAACAGTCTTGTGGTTCATATTTATTTGTTTCTGCTGATGATCATGAAAATATTCAAGTAGAAGGTGATTCAACGCAATCATATGAATTTGTTCAATTTGGTCAACAAAATTCATTAAACATTCCATTAGTATTTCAATATAGAATGACTGATTATTTTGGTTTAACTACAGGTAGTGGTTTAGGTAATGTTGCTGGTGATGATTCAGGATCAACGGTTAATCTAACTTATTCCAAAAAAATAGGATTTGATATTTATCCTAATAATTCTGATGTCGTACAATTTGATATTGAAGTATTTGCTAAATATCGTTCTGATAGGTTAAGTATTGATAATTTCCCTAAAGCAACAGTAACTAAAGGATTAAATGATTTGGAAAAAGTAGTGGCTGGATTAAGACCTTCATTGAATCAAGTAGCGGTAGATAGATTTACTCAACTTACCAATGTTGACGGTGGACAAGGACCACTAACTCTGTAAGTCCAATTTATTTTAACTTTATCTTTAGTGAATAAATAAAAAAAGTGAAAGATAAATGGCTGAAAACCTATTTGACAAAGCATCATATAGTTTAATTCGAACTAATCCTAAATTAACAGGTAATGTAAAGGTTGTATCTGATGGTACAGATATTTACTTAGAATCGTTTAGTGCCAATACTCGTTTATCTTCTCAGAGATATAAAGCATTTAAAGTTGATGGTACAAATACTTATGATGAGGATGTTTTTAGATTTTTTAATTCAGGTAAATTTCCTAAGGAAGCAGCATATGAAGTATTCCAAGAATTTGAAAATACTTCAGTTTTAAGTTCTTATGGAAATCAATATGAAATGTTTTATAGTGCAGGTACTAGATCTGTAGCATCTGAAAGCTATAGCCAAAGCTTAGGTACATTGGCACCGCTATGGTTAAATGAACAAATACCTAATTATTTTGTAATTTTTAGATTAGATAATCCTGCAGCGGTTAATAATGTTAATGCAGCGACAGAAAATGCTGGTGCAACTAATGCACAAACTTCAGTAAATTTTTCTAAACAAGTTTTAGAAAATTGTACGGCAATTAAAACTTTTGATTTATCTGAAGGTACCAAACTAGGATCTTATATTAGGAATTATAGAAATCAAGAAGAATTTCCCGAAGTACCTCTAAATATTAGTTGGAGAAAAGATGAACCTATTTTATGGAATGGTATATCTTATAATAGTGGAGGTTTTACAAGTAGCGGTAGTTATTCTTATAATGACTTAGTAGGTAAAGATGCTACAATAATGGAAAATGAATATTTCTTTACACAAGGGTTTCAAAATAATGGTATTCTCTTAGCTAATCTTTTAAATTTAGAATTTTTATTTGATGATCCAAAAGCACCAGATTATTCTCTTAATCGTTACTTTGGTATGTATGTAAATGAAGTTGAAGAAGGTTCATTTGATTTATCAGGTATAGGATTTTTTAAAAATACAGAAAAAACACAATTACCAAAAATAAAAACTATTACCGAAGTATCACAGTTTTTAAATACCCCATTTGAAATAACTAATGAAGAAGGTATTTTACTTTTCTTAGATCCTGCTAAAACTACAACCATAACAGGTTTACCTACACCTAATAGAGTAAATGAAGTTGAATCAATTTTTTATGTTAAGGATAAAGAAGATGATTTTCATACTATTAAAAAAGGATCAAAATGGGGAACAGATCAATTAAGATTATTTGATAAAAAAATTGATATTTCTTTACTAACTGGATATAAGGAACCAGACACTTATGCCAATGCTAATATAATAAGTAGACAAGGTTTGGCACAAATGTCAATGAAAGTTATTGGAAATCCTACAGAAACTCCAGCAGCACCTGGTGCTGCATTGGCAGGAGTAGGCCCTTGGCCAATATCAGCAGGACAACAGTCTGTTAGTGCAGGTAATACTGTTCAATTATATTCCCCATCAGGAAATGTTTTAATTGGTGCAAGAGTAACTTCTCTTTCATCTTCTAATATTATACCTGTTGATACTTTTATAGAAAGTGTTTCTTATGATTATTCTGGCTTAACTGCCTCCCCAAGCTATCCTGTTATTTTAAACATCACATTAAATAATGATGTTACTTTAGATAACAACAGTAATATTCAATTTACTTCACCTACTCCAGTAGTAGAACATATACCTAATGGATCAACAATATATTTTTATGACGGTGTATATTTGACTGGTTTTATTACAGCAAATACTGCTTTGGCTCCTACACCTGGAAAATCTACTCAAAACTTTTTTAATCCTACTGGTACTGTTCAGGAAGTTGCACAAGCAATAACAACTGCAATAAATAAAGGTATTAATGAAAATGATAGATTTTTTGAAGCTTCATATAATGATGATACTGTTTATGTCATATGTAGAAATGGTGGGTCTAGGTTTAATCAATTAAGTTTTAAATTAGATGTTGCATATCCTACACAATTTGATTCTTTACAGTCACACCCTTTAGCCACACTAACCTCACCTAAACAAAACTTTATTGGTGGCAATGATACAAAGAATGCCTTATTAAAAGTTAAAAATGGAGGCCAAAAAAGATTCGTAAAAGGTAACTTTGTACAGACAACTGGAGGTTATGCTGAAATAGGAGACTGGGTTCCTTATACTGATGAGCCTATATATGATAACTTTAATAATCAAATAGGTTATGAAAATATTGATACTTATGTTATAATTACATGTAATGATAATCAAATAGAAGTAAGTCGCTCTAACCAAGTTGCACTCTATTCTGACTATAAACCATCTTTTGGTAGATTTTCATTTTTTGATGTTAGAGATTTTGATGTAGATTTTTATAGTACTCTTTACAGCGAAGAAGGTGAATTGGTTTTTGAAAAAGCTCAATATAATCAGTCAGTACCAGGTCTTAACGGGCCAGATTATATAGGAATAAGTTCTACTCCAGAAATTAGAAAATTTTATGATACTGGTGGATTTTTTAATTTAGTGGGACTATTAAAACCATCTTCTCCTGAGGATGTAGTACAAGATTATATAGCATCTGAATATATTAGATTAGAAGAAAACTTTTTAACTTCACAGGCTGCTATATCAAGAGTCATACCTTATATAAATAAATGGTCTTGGGTTAATGATGGTAAAGATGTTAGGAATCATCCTTATAGATTAGATTTAAGTGAAGCCTTTGGATTAAATAATTTTGCGCCATCTAAATGGGATAGAGGCCAAGTAGCTAGTGGATATACTCATGAATGGTATTACTTATCGGAATTTCCAACTTACTTTACACAAGATGCAATAAAGAGCTCATGGAGTTATATTGATAAAGCACCTACTGATGATATACCAGCTGATCCTATAGCTGGGACACCATTGATTCCAGGTACATTCCAAAGAGTAGATAAAAATTATTTTAATGATTATTTTATTGTTGAAAGATTTACTACAGGAGGTATTGCTGAAATAGATAGGCAATTAAGATATGGTAGATTTAATGGTGGTGATGATAAGAATTTTGCAGAAACTTTTTTGAGAGGTGTTAGAATTATAGCTAAACCTAAAGCAATAGGAACACAAAAACCTGATTTTGATAATGCATCACTATCTTATGTTACTAATGGGGAATTTAATGAATATAGGTTCTCAGCTATATTAGTACCTAATTTACCGGATAAGCCTGAAACAGAAATTAAGTTTATTAAGAATGATAAATGGAAAACTGTTGTTATGTTAATTTCTTTAAAATTTGATGATCCTTGTTTAAATGGTGGTGCTGAAATAATTGATAGAACTTCTTTATATTCAATGGAAAGTAAATATAAAGTGGATTCTAATTGTGCACCAGTAACTCCAATTCAATATTTAGATAGTACATTACAAGGGGCTATTAGATTTGATAATGCTCAAGTTGTAGGATCATTCTATCAAATTAATGGTGTACCTGATGTAAATGGAAATCCTACTAGATTCCTTGATGATTTAACCATTGGTTTAGATGGATCCTTTCCTACAATTGAATTTGAGGATGGTGGAGCCACTTATCAAATTAGTAATATACAAGAAATAGTTTCACAATCTTCATTAATAGCAGCAACAGTAACTCGTAATGGTGCAAATTGGTTATTACCTAATATTACCCCAAGTACTTTTAATTTAATAAGATCCAATTATAAAATTTTACAAGGAGGGTTTAATGCATACCAAAATAGATTAAACCAAGTTGGTTTTGCTGAAATATTTGAAGCTGTGAACATGGGTAATCCTAACATAGTATACCAAACAATAGACAAAGATGGTAATCAAGTTTTAAACAGTGATGGTAGTTTATCTCAAACTTTTTCAATTGAACTTAGAGCTCAAGAAGATATACTTAAAGCTGTATATGTAGGAGTTTTACCTGATCCTAATAAACCAACAGCATTTAATTTAACTGATGTTATTGGTTATGATCTTTCATTACAAAAAGCACCTAGGCTTACTCCTATAGGTAGGCATGCAGGATATTATCAACCTACTGCTTTATCTATATTATCATTTAGGGATCCTTATATGAATATAGATTTTAATGGTGGAGGAAGTACAGGATCTTCTACTGGTAGTTCTACCGGTAGTTCTACTGGAGGTAGTATAATTAATGATGAAGCTTATAAACTTAAGGTATTAGAATTATGTAAATATAAAAATACTCAATTCTTTAGTTCTGATTCTAATTTTGGACAATTAAAGAATTTCTTTTACCATAAAGTAAATGAACAAGATCCATCAACTATATTGGAGCTATCAGCAGAAAGTGCATTTCCAAGTTTGTATCCTTTAATTAATGAGTGGGCTATTGACTATAAAGATTTTTATGCATTTTCTTCTAACTGGGAACCTTCATATTTTATTAAAACTATTGACAAGACTTTAATTGAAGATGTAATTGGTACAAGATCAATGAAAGAAAAGAAATCATTTTTTGGATCTAAGTCTTTAAAGGTACCAGAGAAAATAATTTTAGAAACATTTACACCTGATCCTTTTGTTAAGGCTGCTATAAAACAACCGAGTTTAATTGACGGTACCTTTATGTATCAAGATACTCCTTCAGTAACATTTAATCAGAGACAAGTAAATACTGTTAATGGAAGAAGTATTCAAGCTATTAAGAAAAGACAATCAGCACCTACTGTATCATTTTATCTTTTTAATCAAAAAAGATTAATAGAATATCTCTTTCCTCCGATTAAAGAACAATTTGAAAAGTACGTAAAAGACTTATATGGTTGGGGTAATTTGGAAACTTTAGATGATGATGTGAATAGATACATTGAAGAAAATATATTAAAGCTTTATAAAATTGAAAGAATTGATTTTTATACTTTAGCATCTAGGGATGATCAACCTGATACTTACAGTACTGCACAATTAACAAATGAAGCAAAAATTACATCTGGGTTAACTATTAATGAGAATGTATCGTCAAAAACATTAAATACTAATCCATTTGATTTAAGGCTAATATATAATAAAAGAACAGGTTTCTCTGAATCGTATGGGTTCAGTGTAACTATAGTTAAAAAATAACAAAAAGAAATGCCAATTACTATACAAGAAATTATAGCATCGGATACTATTTCACAGTTAGTTGATAAAACAAATTTTAATTTTGATCAACTATTACTGAACGGTGGTGGGCCTGCTGGTCCTAAAGGTCCTGCTGGTCCGATTGGGCCTGCTGGTGGAAGAGGACCAAAAGGTAGTACTTGGTATGAAGATACTACTCCATTTGCTACTCCTCCTGTTGGTGTTAGCCCTAATGTTAGCCCACCTACTCCTAATCCTTTAGAAGGAGATTATTATTTACAGGCTAATGGTCAAGTATGGGAATATAATGGCACTACCTGGGTTGTAACTCAAGTAGATTTACAAGGTCCTACTGGCGCCGCAGGTTTATCTGGTGGATTTGGATCTTATTTTGGGCAAGGGTCTTTAAATAATTTTAATACAACATTAGCTACACCTAAAGGTATAGGTGGTACCGGTGCAACTGGAATTAACCAAGGTATACTTACAGTTTTAGTAGGTGGTGCAGCAAGCAATACTTCTACAGCTGACTCAGGACAGGCTTTAACATCTGAGTATCAATTAACTGATACGCTTGCTCTTTCTATGGCATCTGATGTTGTTTCATTAATGGTTCATCAAAAAAATACTTCAAGTAGAGCAATAGTTCTTCATGGTGGTGCTGATGCTACTAATAGTGAATTAATGGAGCAAAATAATTTAGGTAATTTAAGTGCTATTAAATTAGGAATAGATGATAGAATGGTTATTGAAATTCCTAAGCCTGCTACTAACCCTTCATCTAATACCGATGTTATAGGTTTTCAAGTAGATACTGGTGTAGGAGGTAGAGGTGTAGATATTTTCTCTGGTGGTCAAGTAACAATCTCAAGTGGAAATAATTCAGCACCATATTCTTTTGCAGGAGAAAATCAAAATATTGAAATAAACATAGGAACCGGTGCAACAGGATCTCCTGCTACCGGAAATAAGTTTAGATTGGTTGGAAATGGTACTCAAGGTTCAGGTATTTTTGAATTAGGTAATAGTGTTACATTACCTTCACTGACTTTACCGGTCGCCGGTAGTACAGTTACCGCTAATTCTGTTTTACAGGCTAGTAATATTATGCTTACTACTGATGTTACAGGTAAAATTCTTGGTATTGCTGGTGGAGGTATTAGTTTATCAAACGGAAATAATGGTACAGGAAATATTGATTTAAATGCTGCTGTTGGTGGGTTACAATTAAATTCAACTGGAAACGTATCGTTAGTACATAAAGGTGCTGCGAATCCTGGTTTGGTAACTATTCTTAATGAATATACTGGAGCTAATAATGCTACTGGACAGGTTTTCATATTGACTCATAAAGATATTTCATTAAGAAACGCAGCCCTTAACGCTCAACAAGCACCAAGTATTGTATTAAATTATACTAATGCAACTGCATCACATACAAGATTTAGAGGAATTAACACTTGGGCAAAGACAGACCCTCTCGGAACTGGTCAGGGTCCTATTTTAAGCGCAGGTGGTGGTTCAATATATCAATTTAATAATGTGGATGATGTATTAACACAAGCTTTAGGTGAATCTTTTAGAAGAGTTGGTAGTAAAGATACTATTGATTTTTTACCAGGAGGATCTCTTGAACAATGGATGTTAGGAAAAGGTACACTCTCACAGGTTACAGGAAATCAGATTTCTATTAGTGTTGGTGACGAAAGCTCAACTAATCCAGTACCAACAACATATAGCCCATCTACAGGTTCAAGTGGAAACGTTGGAGCTTATGATCCATCTTTTGATTCTAGTTTAGGTATAGAGGTTAGAACTAGTGATGGTCTACCAGGTGGAGTTAGACAATTCTTTAATGCTAATGCACAGAAAATATCAATAGCCGCACCTTTAGTTTTTAAGAGAAGTCAAGACAGAAATGCCAATGGTAATAAGACACCTATTTATGATTCTCCGGACTATCTAAATGAAGTAACACAGGGACCTCCTTATGGTGGACAAGGTAATTATTCATCTTTTGGTTTTGATTTTATGAGTAATATAAGTTATGCTTCTACTGCTCAATTAACATCCGGTATGCCGACTACTGCTGATCTTGCAAAAGCCCCATTGATATTTTTAAGATTTGGTTTCGGTGTAGGACAGAGGTCGACAAGTGTAGCTAGGCCAGCAGTTGGAGGACAAATATTTGTTGATGCTTATGATAATAGTTTTAAATTTCCACTTGGTGCATACCCAGGACAAAAAATAGTAGTAGTTATAGAAAATTATTCTACACAAGGACAGTATATGAACGCACCAGCTCTAGGAGGAGGAACTTTGACCTTTAGGAATTATGGTACAGTAAGAATTAATTTCCCACAGAACCGAAAATGGTTTCCATCTGGAGGAAATTGGAGTGATTGGTATGAAAATGGCTCGGCTGCAACAAATGGACTTTATACACCAGATGGTACAAGAGGATATAAACAAGTAACACTAGGAACTAATAGTGTTGATGCTAATGGTAGTAGAATGAGAAGAAAGGTTGTTGAATTGATATGGAACGGTAATATCACTAACTCATTTGCAAGGTATCAATCTATGGGTAATCCAAACGGAAGTAAAATCTATAACCAAAGTGGGTGGATGATCGCTAATGGTAGCAGCTTAGATAGAAATGAATTAAATGTAAACGCTTTTTAAAAATGACAAAAAAAGAAATAAAAGAACTAAATGAATATGTAAGTAGATATAGAGAAATTCAACTTTCTTTAGATCTTATGCAAAAAAGTATTGAAAGTTTAGCAAAGAAAAGAGATGGTCTGTTTGAAGAAGTAGACTCCATGAAACTTAAAGAAAAAAAGTTTATGGATAAAATAGTAAAAAAATATGGAGCATCAGAAGTTACTCCTAATAAATTGCTTCAGTATATAAAGGAATGATAGTTATAGTTAAAAATATTCTTGGTATTCTGACAGACCCAAAGAACACTAGGATGTTTTTACTGGGTGGTATCGCGGTGCTATTCTTTTTATTAATGAGACAGTGTAATGAAACCGAAAATGCAAAAGGAGAAGTTACACGAATTCAAAATAATCTGATAGCTGCTAATGATACTATTAAAAACTATGTTAATGAAAAGGGTGAATCAGTTGGAGAGATAAGAGGTTTAACATTAACTCTTGATGAACTTAAAGATAGCTTAGAGGTAGAAAGAATGAAACCTCCAATAACTATTGTAAAATATAAAACTATTATTAAAGAAAAGATAGTTGAAGTTCCTGTTACCTCAACAGATACTTTAATTAAACAAGGCAATAAAGAATTTAATTCTGTTCTTTCTTTTAATTCTGACAGTTCATGGGAAAGGAGTTCAAGAAGTTTAGGTGTTTCTGTTCCTTATGTAATTACAGATAGTTTAACTTTTGGAAATGCGTCGATAGATCTTTCTCAAAATATATGGTTAAATGCTACACTATCACAAGACCAAAAAACTAAAGAAGTTTTTATTCAATTAACTTCTGATTATCCAGGTACTACATTTAACAGTGCGCAAGGAATAATGATTGATACTAAAAGTTCTGCATTTAAAAGCTTACAGATGCAAAATAGAAAATCATTTGGTTTAGGTTTAAATTTAGGTATGGGCGTTAATGGGAGTGGTGATGTAGGCCCTTATATTGGAATTGGAGTTTCATGGAATCCAAAGCTTTTGCAATGGTAAATAAATAGAATAGAATGGAATCATCAAGGTTTATACAAATATC